GCTTGCCGCTCGTGGGTTGGACCCTGATGGAAACCCCTTGAAAAAAGAGCGGGTACGAGCGCGTAATACTGACGGCACTCTAAAGGCGGACGATCCTTCTACTCCGAATGTAAATGAAGCGTGGGAGGACGCGCCCGTTAAGAAGAAGCGCGGACGCCCACCTAAGAAGAAGGATTAAAGCATGGCTGGTCCAGTTAGTGCGTATAATTGGGTTCAGGGGACTTCGGCGGCTGTCGTAGGTCCTTCTCGTTCTCGATTACGCCAAGTCGTTATATACGCAGCAGCAGCAGGAGCGTTTACTTTAAAAAACGGAAGTGCCAGCGGGGACACGTTGCTAACGCAAACCTTCCCTGCGGGGCATCATGTTATGAACATTCCTGACGACGGCATCATCTTTTCAAATGGTGTTTATGTGTCTGCGTTCACGGGTTCGGCAAACCAACTAACAATTATATTGTCGTAGGTGACAATATGGTTGGTAGTGAGGTAACGACGTTTTACTCACAAACTTCGGCAGCGTTGGTAACTCGGCGCTGCCGTCTACAAGCTGTTGTGCTGACTTATGAGTCTGGAGCCACAGGGCATGTCGTCCTTTACGACAATGCGACGGAGGCGTCAGGTAAAGTGTTGATTAGGGTTGATGAAACATCGCAGGGTATGGACGAGGTGTATATCCCGGGGGATGGTATTTTGGCGAAGAAGGGCGTGTATGCGTCTATCCCTGCCAACACAACAATAACTGTGATGGTTGAATAGTCATGGCAAAGAAGAATGTATCACTCTCTGTTAAAAAGGGCGAAAAGCTCCCCGCTTCAAAGGGCGCTGGTCTTACTGCAAAAGGCCGTGCAAAGTACAATCGAGCCACAGGTTCGAAGCTCAAAGCACCGCAGCCGGGTGGTGGAAAGCGTAAGAAATCGTATTGCGCAAGATCAAAGGGCCAAATGGAGATGCACAATATCAACTGCAAGAAAACGCCTAAAAAGCGGATTTGCGCAGCGCGTAGACGGTGGAAGTGTTATTAAGATGAAGATAGACTTCAATCAGATTATCTCGGTAATGCTTCTAGGTTTGTTGAGTTGGGGAGGTGTTCAACTGTATCAGATGAATGCTAACGTGTCTGTAATAGCGTATAAGGTTGACCAGAACTACGACATGATAAAACCTATGTGGAGAGATTTTTTAGTAAGGCAGGCTCAATATGATAAGTCGTGGACAAATGCCATTTCAAGTATCCCGACCTCCGGAGAGGAAGAATAATGCCAAAGGACGCGTGTTACAAAAAAGTAAAGGCTCGCTACAAGGTTTTTCCAAGCGCCTACGCAAGCGGAGCAATAGCAAAGTGCCGAAAAGTGGGGGCCGCAAACTGGGGAGACTCTTCTAAGAAGCGCAAGCGTCCTGTAAAGAAGAAGTTGAAGAACGGTGGATTTATTGCTTACGGGTGTGGTTCTGTTGAAGAGGGTCGTCGTAAAGAGACGAATACTTACTAATGGCGGTTCGTAAGACAAAAAAGGGCGCGGCCCTCAAACGCTGGTTTAAGGAAGACTGGAAAGATGTTAAAACAGGCAAGCCTTGCGGTCGCAAAGAGGGTGAAAAACGTAGTACTCCATACTGTCGACCAACTAAACGAGTCTCTAGCAAGACTCCAAAAACTAGCGGGGAAATGACAGCGAGCGAAAAACGTAGTAAGGTACGTCAGAAGAACAAACTGGGACAGCCTGCTGGCAAGCCACGTCGCGTGTCAGCAGCCAAACGGAAAAGGACAAAGAAGTCATGAAAAAGGCAATACCCGCAGGGAAAAAAGGCGCAGGCATGAGAGCTTTGAAGAAGTCGGCTCCAGAGGTTGCGTCACGCATGGGCTATAAGTATGGCGGCAAGGTTGGTTATCGTAACGGCGGTGCAGTCATGGCTGGTAAAAAGCCCAAGCAATGTAGCATGAGCTAACGATATGGCTACGTCAGGATCAAGAGACTTCAATCTCGATGTCGGTGAGATTATCGAGGAAGCATACGAGCGGTGCGGAATAGAAGTACGCACGGGTTACGATGCCAAGACGGCACGTCGGTCTCTGAACCTGATGTTTGCCGACTGGGCTAACCGCGGCATAAACTTGTGGACAGTAAAGGAAGGCACGATCACGCTTACGCAGGGTCAAGCCACTGAGACGTTGGCTACTTCGGTGGTTGATGTCCTTGAAGTGGTGCTTCGCCGGGGCGGTACAGACTATGAGATCGAGCGTATTAGTAGGGGCGAATATGTGACACTGCCCAACAAGACTACGCAGGGTCGGCCTAGTCAGTATTGGTTAAACAAGCAGATTGCTCCGATAATTAACCTGTGGGCTACTCCTGAAAACTCCACGGATCAGTTAATTTATTATTATCTTCAGAGGATCGAGGACGCCGATGCGTTGGTCAACACTACTGATATGCCTTTCCGTTTCTATCCTTGTATGGTTGCTGGTCTGGCCTATTATATCGCCATGAAGCGTACTCCGGAACGGATCCAGCTTTTAAAGGCTGTTTACGAAGAGGAGTTCCAACGTGCTGCGGATGAGGACGAGGATCGAGTTCCGTTGAAGTTGCAGCCTAGTATGAGGTATATGAGGGTATAATGGCTTACGCGTCTGGAAAAAACGCATGGGGAATATCTGACCGCTCTGGCTTTCGGTATAGACTGAGGGACATGAAAAAGGAGTGGACGGGTGCGCTTGTGGGTCCAGACGAGTGGGAGCCCAAGCACCCGCAGCTTTATCCTCCGAAGGCATATCCCGATCCGCAGGCTCTTCGTGACCCTCGTCCAGAGAGTGGTTTAGCGGAGCAGAGAAATATTCAGTGGAGTTGGAACCCTGTGGGTGGACCTCCTGACAATGGTATAAATCCGCCAAACAACTTAGTAGCTGTTGGGTCGGTAGGAACGGTGACGGTGACAACATGAGTATGACATATGGCGAACTGAAGCAGGCTCTTCAGGATTACACGGAGAATGACGAGACGACCTTCGTCAACAATCTTCCGTTGTTCATTCGTTTAGCCGAGGAGCGAATACTAAAGAACGTGTCGCTGAGTCTGTTTCAAAAGAATCAGTTTGGCAACATGACCAGCGGCAATCAGTATTTGGCTGCGCCTTCTGACTTTCTAGCGCCGTTTTCTTTGAGCTTTGATGTCAACGGTGACGCAGAGTTCTTATTGTTTAAAGATTTGGATTTTGTGCAGACATACACTCCGGACCCGACAACGACGGGCCAACCTAAGTATTATGCGCAATTTGATGTCGACAATTTTATCCTCGCGCCGACCCCCGATGCGAACTATACTGTTGACATACATTATCTGTACCGACCAGCGTCGTTGACGGCGGGAGCGGACAGCGGAACGACATGGTTAAGTCAGAACGCCGAGCTCGCCTTGTTATATGGATCGTTGGTCGAGGCTTATATCTTTATGAAGGGTGAGCCTCAGATGATGCAGTTATACGAGCAAAGAATGCAAGAATCTGTTGCTCGCTTGAAAAACCTTGGCGAAGGCCAAGAAACCAACGACGAATACCGCAAGGGACCCGTCACAAGACAACGCACATAAGGAGATGCACAATGGCCTTTAATGGTAATTTTATGTGTACAACTTTTAAGCAGGGTCTCCTGAACGGGGATTTTGATTTTAGTTCGGGCACATCACATGTATTTAAGATCGCACTGTACACGAACAGCGCGGTTCCCACGGACTTCGGCGCGTCATCCGGTACGGACATGAACGCTAGTGTTGAGTTTTACGCTACCAACAATGAGGTTGCGGCTACAGGTTCTGGGAGCAACCCATATGTTGCAGGAGGTGGGACACTGGTAGTTTCCGCAGTTCCTGCGACCAGTGGAACAACTGCGTTTTTGAGCTTTAGTACGGAAACATTTACAAACGCTACGATTACGGCGCGTGGAGCGATTATATATCGTTCAGACGCATCAGCACCGACGAACGATGCTTGTGTGGTTCTGGACTTTGGTGCGGACAAAACCTCAACATCTGGGGATTTCACCATTACGTTCCCAACGGCGGATGCTTCTAGCGCCATTATTCGAGTAGGCTAATGGCAGATATTATCGTAGCCTTTAAGGGCTGGAACTCTTCTGCGCAAGCGTGGGGTTCCAGTACTTGGGGTAACGATAATGCGTTGCCCGGAGCAACGGGCGTTGTTGGCGACGGTACGACGGTATCCGGAGGTGGATTAGCCCCAACCACAGGTCTTGCGGCTACTGGTGCGGTTGGTGCGGTTACGATATCGGCCTCGGCAACTACGACAATTTTAGGCAATACGGGCGTAGCAGCAACGGCGGTTGTTGACAGCGATCCTCTGGTTGTTACAGGAAGCTCGACTACAACGGTTCTTAATGACACGGGCGTAGCAGGCACTGGCGCTGTAGGCGCAGTGACCACGACAGGGTCTTCTACTATTGCCGTAACAGGGGTAGCCGCCACCGCGGTGGTAAATGCGGATCCTTTGGTTATAACAGGGTCTTCTACTACCACGGTATTGGGGAACACCGGGGTCTCTGCTACAGCAGTAGTGGACAACGGCACGATTGTTTCAGCTTCTTCGACCACCACGATATTGGGTGATACAGGCGTCACAACTCCAACACAAGTTGGAGACCCTACTATCACGGTTGAAAACAAGTTCCCTGTTACAGGAGTTTCTGCCACAGGAGCGGTAGGAAAAGTTCTTGTGTGGAGCCGTATTGTTCCAAATCAAAATCCAAGCTATACTCCCGAACAACCGACACAATCCCCCGGATGGTCTGGCGAAACGCCGACACAATCTCCGGGTTGGACCCGAACAGCAGCATAGGAAAACACCATGCCCAGTACATATACAACGAATAACGGCCTTGAAAAGATTGGAACCGGGGAACAGTCCGGTACATGGGGCGATACCACAAACCTTAACTTTGACATTTTGGATCAGGCCCTAGACGGTCTGGTCACAATTACGGCAACAGACACGGGGTCCAGCGGATCCCCTAACAGTTTACCTATTACGGATGGAACTTTATCTGATGGGCGCAATCGCCTGATTATCATTACAGATGGCGGTGATTTAGGTGGCAGCGTTTACTACCAGCTTACTCCAGCGGATGCGGAGAAGATCGTATTCTTGCGCAACAGCCTGTCTGGATCTCGTGATTTAATCTTGTTTCAAGGGACGTACAACTCGGCTCGAGATCTGATTGTTCCCGCTGGCAAAGACGTAGTTGTTAAGTTCAGCGGAACAGGCACGTCTACTGCGGTTGTTGCGCCTGTGTTCGCGGATTTGAGCTTGGACGCGGCGACTATTGGTTCTGCGGATATTAACGGCGGCACGATTGACGGGGTCACGATTGGTGTAACGTCGGTTGCCACAGTTATTAATGTCGATAATCTGAAGCTCGATGGAAACACGCTTTCGTCTACGAATACAAATGGCAACGTGGTTCTTGCGCCGAATGGGGACGGCGACGTACAGTTGGACGCGGACACGGTTCGTGTGGGCGACAGTAACACTGACGTTACTATTACGACCAACGGGACTGGGGATTTGACCCTTAACACCAACGGCGGTACGAACTCTGGTTCGATTGAAATTCAAGACGGTGTTAATACAAACATCATTGTTACCGCCAACGGGACTGGTAAACTTGAGCTTGCAAACGGAGATATTACAACATCTGCGTCTACTGGTTCGGATGCGGCGGGTACAGACCTGACGATCCAAGCGGGTGCGTCTACTGGTAACGCGGCTGGCGGGGATATGGTCTTCCAGACTACGCCTGCGGGTGCGGGTTCCGGTACAAACCTAAACAGTTATACCACGGTGTTAACGCTTACAGACGACAGCAAGCTCAAGATTGGTACGTCGACAGCGGTCAGCAGCATCTTGGATGAAGACGACATGTCCTCTAACAGCGCCACTGCGTTGTCTACTCAACAGTCAATCAAGGCTTATGTTGATGCACAGGTTGGCACGGTTGATACGCTTGCCGAGGTTCTAGCTAACGGCAACACGACTGGCGGTACTGCTATTCAGATGACCACGACTGATGAACTTCAGTTCCGCGATACTGGTTTAAAGATTAGCTCATCCGCAGATGGTCAGTTGGACATTGATTCTGACGGCACAATCGACATTAACGCTACAACTTCAATAGCCTTTGACACCGACACCCTCTTTGTTGATAGCGCGAATGATCGGGTGGGGATTAATAATACAGGGGCTGCAGGATACGATTTATATGTTGGCAATGGCCTAACGGGAACAAAAGCCTTTGCTCTTAACGGTCAGGGTTCCAGTTCTTCTGTAATGAACCTTGACTTGCTTGGAGGTGGAACAGGAAACCCAACAGGGCGTATTGCGTTTTCGTCTAGTACAGAGGCTCTATCTTTTTCCACTGGTGATAATGCTTCTATTACTACAGCCATGACCATCGACTCGTCGCAGCGGGTTTTGATTGGTACTAATACAGCTAGAGCCGATTTGTTTAATACGACTGCTACAGCGGCGCTTCAGGTTGAGGGAACAACAGGAAACACTTCGGCAGCTTCGATTGTCAGAAACAGTAATGATGATAATGGTCCTCAATTTATATTAGGAAAATCTAACGGAACATCTGTTGGATCAGATACAATTGTTACGGATAACGCTTTGTTAGGACGCATTTCCTATCAAGGCGCGGATGGCTCTGAACTTGTTGAAGGAGCAAGAATAGAGTCACAAGTTGATGGTACTCCCGGTGCCAACGACATGCCCGGACGCCTTCAGTTTTATACAACGGCAGACGGCGCATCTTCCCCAACCGAGCGTATGAGGTTAAATTCAAACGGGCATCTCGCAGTTGGATTCAAGGCAACTATTGGTGGTGGGCAGTCAACGACCTCACCAGACGCAGTATTTACAGTGCAAGATTCTGGTGCTGATATTGGAAAAATTACGGCTGTGTTTGGTGCCGATGAAAACACAAATACTTTCACTGATAACACTAACAAAGAAGCTCGTGTCGGTATTCCGCATTACGATACAGATGAAGAACCTGCGGCTTTATTTTTTGCATCCTCATCATCTAGCGTA